GAGGTGGCTCCCGTTGTGCCTTAAAAACACACTGGGAACGAAAAGGAATGAGCCCACAATATGATGGTAGCCGGATGGGAGCCCGGCCCCACTCACTACTTGCCTTTTGTGGCTACAAAGGATTAAAAGTGGATAATGGCAGAATGTACAATATGTACAGGATGTAAATATCTAGGCTCTGATTCGGGTTATGACAGTGTTTGGTGTACCTGCGATCACCCAGTGTTTCAGCAAGATTACGGTATTGAAGGCAAAATAATAGACAGTTTCTCATACTTCGATAAAGAAAGGCCGCGCCCAAAATGGTGCCCATTGGATGATTGAACTCGCAAAAGCAATCGAAGAACTTAAAAGAGCTATCTGGGAATCAGTGGAACCTGTTTTGGCGCGTATGGTGAAGGCCCTGAATCACGTGCTACGGAAAATACTTTTTGGGAATATGAGACAATGAAAGAGCATGAGCGAAACCTTGATAACGTGTTTGATGTTGTTCCATTTAATGGGAATTCCGCCTATTCAATTTATTTTATCGATTTGTAATGATGAGCCGATTAAACAGAGAGATTGCCGGATATTTGTATGCAAAGACGGCAATTTAGAACCAAAACTATGGAAAACATTGAGAGAGTTGTTTCCTGAATGTATGTGCCTTCTACAAATGAAAAGAACCCAGTGAGACCCCACATAAGCCTTCGGGAAACCGAAATCTCGCAGATGAGAAAAGACGGCCTCACTTTTGTGGAAATCGGAAAACTGAAGGAAATTACTAAATCAAGAGTGAGACCAAATCTTCCGGCTTCATCAAAGAAAAACTGAGAGACCGTGGCGTGAAAAGCATAATGCAGCACGCAAAGAACAGTGAAGAAACAGTAAAGACATGCCCAACAAAAAACCAAAAAAAAGCTGGAAAAAAGGTCAATCAGGGAATCCGAACGGGCGTCCCAAACTACCTGGAGACCTCTGGCGCGCGCGCGGGCTCAATCAATTAGAGTTCGAGCGCACCGTCAATCAGTTTCTTTTCCAAGATAGGGAATATCTCAATCGTATTTTGAATGATCCGAAAACTACAGCCTTTGAACTCTTAATTGGTCAGATGATTACGATGGCAATTAAGCAGGGAGATTTCCAGCGATTGAACTTTTTAATGGATAGAATTCTTGGGAAAGCAAAAGAAACTATCGATCATAACGTGAAATCGGTTCCTCATTGGGTTGAGCAATTGTATTCATTGACACCCGAACAAAGGAAACGAAGATTTGAGGAACTGAAAAAGAAAATGCGGAAGAAAAAATAAGTATAAATGGCACATAACAATGAGAAATGGTTTCGAAGAGCTAGCAATTCAAAGAAAAATTGGAAACAATTGTGTATTGAATTAGACAAAGAACTCATTGAAAAAATCAAAACTATCCAAGACATCACAGGGATGCCAGCCTCAGAGGTTGGCCGAAGGTGTATTAGAATGTCGATTGATGCATTAGTTAGGGGTGCGCGAATGTTTTCCAATGAAATGCAAAAAGAATAATAGCCATGCCAGGAACGGCGGCTCCGTGCGCCTCCACTCCAAGCCGCGCGATTCACGTCCACGCCGTTCCTTGAGCTATGGATATAACAATTGACACATGAAGTCAATAGTAAAGCTAGAAACACAAAAATCTGTGGGCCATACTTGAAAGATGCCACACAGAGCTAATTTTGAAGACGAATTCGGAATTCTTTCGATGGAAAACGATTTGGAAGAGGCCCGAACAGGAATCATCCCTTTCACCGAATTCACTAAAAGCGATTACCGAACCAATTGGCATCACAGCCTAGTCGCTGAATATATCGAGAAGTGGATCGCCAAGAAAATAAAGCGCCTAATGATATTCGAGCCACCTCGCCATGGAAAAAGCGAACAGGTTTCCAGAAGAGCGCCAGCTTATATATTTGGCATCAACCCAGATGCTGAATATATGGGGACTACCTATGGCGCCACTTTAGCAAGCGATAATAATCGAGACGTCCAACGGATCCTCGATAGCCCAGAATATTTAGAACTTTTTCCTGAAACCCGATTGTCTACGAAAAGCGATAAAACAATTGGAACTTGGCTTAAGAATTCTGAAACGTTCCATATTGTAAATAAAAGAGGCGTCTATCGGTGCGCAGGAATCGGCGGCGGCATCACCGGCAAAGGCATGCACTATGGCGTTATTGATGATTGGTACAAAAATGCTGAAGAGGCAGAGAGCGAAACTATAAGAAACAAAGTTTACGATTGGTACACTCAAGTCTTTTACACACGATTAGAAAAAGATGCCTGCATCTTAATTAACGGAACACGATGGCATCAAGACGGACTTCCGGGAAGATTACTTGATGAAGCAAAATCAGACCCTAAGGTAGATCAATGGACGGTTTTACGTCTACCCGCGCTAATGACTGATGAAGAATTTCAGATAAAACATCCAAGAGATCCCCGAAATCCGGGCGAAGCGCTATGGCCTGAGAAGTATAGTGCGGAAAGACTCATATCTATTAAGGCGACTATTGGGTCTAGAAAATTTGAGGCGATGTTTCAGCAAAATCCATCGATGCGTGAAGGCAATATTATCAAACGAAATTGGTTGCGCTTCTATCGACGAATCCCTCATCGGTTCGATCAGATTATTCAGAGCTGGGATTTAAGTTTTGACGATAAAGAGGGCTCCTCGTTTGTTGTTGGGCAAGTATGGGGACGATTAGGCGCGTTAATTTATCTTTTGGATGAAGTGCGTGATCGAATGAATTTTCCTAGCCAAATCGCTGCCGTCAAAGCCCTAAGTGCGAAATGGCCAAAAGCCTATGCGAAAGTAGTAGAAGAAAAAGCGAACGGCGCAGCATTAATTGCGGCACTAAGGGGTAAGGTCGCGGGACTAGTCCCGTACAATCCAAAAACAAGCAAAGACGCCCGATTAGAAGCTGTTTCGCCATTCTTCGAATCTGGCGATGTGATGATTCCAGATCCTTCTATCGCTACCTGGATAAATGATTGGGTTGAAGAGGTCTGCGGATTCCCCCATAAGAAATATACGGACCGCGCGGATGCTACTTCGATGGCTTTGATTTATTATCAGGGGGAGCCATCCGGTGACTTTGATGAGAAAATGACAGAGAGACGTTCGGGGACTATAGCGGGGAGTATGGGGGGAGATGATCGTTGGTAAAAGTATTGGTTGGGGATTCTCTTATTATTCTAAAATCCTATCGGAAGAACTCTTTTGACGCGTGCGTCACAGACCCTCCATATGGACTAAAATTCATGGGTAAAAAGTGGGACTATGATGTCCCCTCAGTAGAGTTCTGGAAAGAAGTTCTCCGGGTCTTAAAACCCGGCGCCCATCTCCTCAGCTTCGGAGGCACTCGCACCTATCACCGCATGGTCTGCAACATCGAGGATGCCGGCTTTGAGATACGGGATCAAATCCAATGGCTCTATGGCTCAGGATTTCCCAAGTCACTTGATATTAGTAAAGCGATTGACAAAGCGGCGGGGGCTAAAAGAACAAAATCTAACTTTAAACAAATAGACGGAAAGCGGATGATTGCTCAGAGCATTCATGCAGTTTGTAAAATTTGTGGCAAACGGCAGTTTTCTGGTAATGCTTGCAAATGTCCAGACTCAAGTAAAAACGCTGTAACCGATGCGGCTAAATGCTGGCAAGGCTTCGGCACCGCACTCAAGCCAGCATACGAGCCCATAGTACTAGCCCGCAAACCGCTGTCTGAAAAAACCGTAGCCAAGAATGTGCTCAAGTGGGGAACGGGTGGATTGAATATTGATGGGTGTAGGATTGACAGTGTAGGCCCGCATGGTACAGCGGGTAGAAAGAAATTACAATTTGCTAAATTAAATGATTCAAAATTCCTTGGCGGTTTTAATGAAACCAAAAGTCCCCCAAATTCCCAAGGCCGCTTCCCCGCAAACCTACTCTTAGACGAACAGGCAGCGGAGATGTTGGATAGGCAGAGTGGGCTATCATCGGATAATTTGCGAATTACAAGCGGTGGGAAAAACAGGGTCCAGAGCAATAGTCTAGCGCCCAAAGGAATGAATAAACCAGGTAAGGAGAATTTAGGCCAACGAGGTTTTTCTGATTCAGGCGGCGCTTCCCGTTTCTTCTACTGCGCTAAAGCTTCAAAATCAGAACGCGGCAAGGATAACAATCATCCCACGGTTAAGCCTCTGAAACTCATGCACCATTTGGTAACGCTTATAACTCCACCCAACGGCAAGGTTTTAGATCCCTTTGCGGGCAGCGGAACCACTGGCATAGCGTGTCAAAGATATGGCTTTGACTTTGTTGGAATCGAAAAAGAAAAAAGATACGTTAGAATAGCAAAGAAGAGGCTAGCCACAATATAGTAGGGAGTATGGGCAATTAAGGTTGGAGATTCTTGTGGAGCTTAAGATGGCACTTTCGGCAAACCCAAATTACTTTTCGCGGTTTATCATAGTTTTCATGGTGTGCTTGTGCTTTCGGGGCTCCACAAATTTTACAGGGCATCTTTTTTAATTCACCGCGTTTTATTAAAACGTTAGTATAGGAGCGACAAATTGATTTCTTTCTCTGTTCCCAACTCATATTCGAATATTTTGGGCGATGACTTCTCATGTAAGCTGCGTGGCATTGTAGGCACCAACTTTGTTTTGGGCGTCTGGGGCTTTTCAAGCATTTTGTGCACAATTCCACTGTGGAATAACATAACCAACAAAGTGTCACGTGAAACGTCTTAATGCGTCACGAAATGGCTAAGAGGATCAGCGCATGAAAAATGAATCATTCTTTTCACGGCTGCGACAGGCTTTTGGGCTAGGTGAAACAAAGCCTTTTTTTGGAGCTGAAAATATAACCCCGTCGAGCATAAAACGCGCCGGTTGGAAACTCGCCGAAGACAAGCCCGTCCAGATTGAGACTAGAGCAATCCCTCAACAAACAACGGCAAGGGGCAGCTCAGGTACCTGCGTTCAGGCCGGCCGATTCGATGAAGAATATCTCCAGATTATTACTGGGCGGGAAGCGGCGGATATTTTCGATAAGATGCGCCGAAGTGATGCCAAGATCGTTATGATTCTTCGGGCAGTCAAAAACCCAATCAAAAGTGCTACTTGGATCATTGAAAGGGCCAAAACGGATAAATTGTCAGATGCCGATGCAGAAAAACACAGAGCTTTGGTTGAGCATGTGCTTTTTACCGATATCGGTAAGCCTTGGAAACAGCTTCTCCACGAAATTCTTTCATTCGTAGATTTTGGCCATTCGGTTTTTGAAATGACTCACAAGTCAGTCCTTAATCACCCAACATTCGGAAACTACACCGGAATTCGAAACATGGGGTTCCGCTCTCAAAGGACTATTGAGCAATGGTTTCTCGATAAGGAGACCGGGAAACTCCAAGCCATTGAACAGGTTGTGGATGGGGATTTGGATAGGGGCAAAGGCTTTTTGCGTATGGACGCTAGATTTCTGACGGTTTTCTCAATGGACAAGGAAGGCGATAACTACGAAGGCATTTCAATGCTACGGGCCGCTTATGGGCCCTGGTTCAGAAAGCAGATGTTTCTTAAACTCATGGCTATCGGGACCGAGAAAAGCGCGGTGCCCACGCCAGTTGTCA